AAGAATAGCACTTCGCCGAACTGGCCCTTTGTGTATCTGTAGTTTTCGCCGTCCTGCCCAACAGTCAGTTTTATGTTTGTGGCTGCTCTCGGCCTGTTTGTTGACGTGTTGGTTGCTCCCTGCTGTGTGCCATTAATGTAAAACTTCGTGTCGTTGCCTGAGCGAGTGACCGTGATTCTGTAAAGAATATTATTTGCAGGAGTCCAGCTAACGCCAAAAGTGTAATTGCTTGAAGTTGAAGTATTGTATAAAAACCCAAGCACGCCCGCGCCTGCAACGCCGGGGTTATTTAACCCGAGAATCCATTTTGGCTGAAATCCGCCGCCAGCATCTTGTCCTAATAAGTCTTGCTGTGCCGTGTTGCTGGTAAATTTTGCCCATAGGTCGATTGTATAGTCACCTGAGAACACCAATCCCCAATTTTCAGTGTTTGACACAGAAAAAAAGTCGTTGGAGCCATCGTATGATGTTGTTGAAAGCCCGTTGTGCCCGCTGGCAGGTGAACGATATAAAGGCCGGTTTGCCAAAGTTGTTTGCAAGGCTGTACGACTGTTGCCTGACAGATCATTCCACTGGTAAACAGCCTGCCCATCTGTATTGACGTTGGTTGCCCCGGCGTCCGTAAACAGACTGCTTTGCTGCGAGGCATCCAGCCATAAAGCCGCACCTGAAACAGGCAAACTTAGCGGATAGGGCGCAACATAAGTCTGATCCGCCCAGCTTAACACCTGCGACTTTGTGGCGTTGTCGTGATATTGGTTGTAAACCAGAAATTCAGCCAGATCGACCTTTGCATAGCCCGTATAAACCCTGCCAATCTGCCCAATCACAGGATTAGCATTAACTGGCCCGCTTGTTGAGTTTGTAACACCGTTGACTTCAATCGTGACCGTTGTGCCGGTTCGCCTTGCGACAATCTCACAGAATAGACCGTTTGTTATGGCATTATTGTTGCCATAAACAATGTCGCCCGAGCCGGTAAACCAATATGTTCCTTGCAAGTAAGTGTTCAGCGAATTTAGGCTGGCTTCTGCCTCACCAAAAAAGCCGCCGCCGTTACCATCCGCCTCTCGCATGTAGCCGATCCAGTAAATCGTAAAATCACCGGTCAGGGTCATTGATGCGAAATTGATAATGTCATCGACACCATCAAAAGAGACGGTCTGAAAGCCGCTGCCCTGATTGGTCTTTAATACTGGCTGTTTCGTGCCGGTGGCCTGCGTGGCGTGATTTGTGCCGCCTGATTTGTCGTTAAACTGAGTGACATTTGTTCCAGAGGTGACAACATCGGTTGCGGAATACCACCGCTGAAGGCCGGTAAGCTGCGATGGGGTAAAAGCACCACCACCACCTCCGCCTGCTGTTGCCGTTTTGCGTTGTAAGAGCTTGGCAATCATTGATTTTGCCCTGATACAAACGCTTTCCAGGACGTTCCGCCATCGACCGAATAAAAGACAAACGTGTCACTCTTGCCGTTGGTCGAAGTGAGCGTAGGGGCTGTGCCTGAAGGCCATTTGATCGAAGCAGGCCACGTCACTGCCCGAGCCGAGCCATCGGCTGTAAATTCCAAGGTAAAAGCCGCCGCCATCGAGCTGGTAGGCACATTCGAGATTGTCAGTGTGGTTATGGCTGCATTCAGGCTGACTTTGAAAAAATTGCTGCCAGAAAGATCAAGCGTGAGCGTGCCGCTGCTAATCGCCGGGCTGGTAAATGTTTCCCGCCAAGCCTGAAAACGTGGTTTGTCCAGAATATTACTATTGAAGTTCTGCTGGCCTGTAAATGTATTGGTCGAAAGTGTTGCATACGCTGAAAGGCTGGCTGTTGTGGCATAGCTGGAAAGGCTTGCAATCGTGGCATAAGTAGCCGATGCGTTACTGGTCGTCAGGCCATCGGTAATGCCGTATCCTGCAAGTGTCGTCGGCTTGCCGGTCAGGTTTGCATAACTGAAATTGGCCGATGGCAGATACGTTGCCGCTGCATTGGCGGTTGTCAGGTAAAGCGATAAATTCGGCGTGCCTGAAATGTTCGAATAAGTTAAGCACGAGGCCGTAATATAGCCCGATGGGTTCGTCTGCAAATAATAGGTGCTTGCCGCTGTGGTGCTAAGCAGGTAAACGCCCAGATTCGGCGTGCCGGTCAGGTCAGAATAAGCCCCCGATGTTGCCACTGTCGCAAATGTCGGTTTACCCGTGATATTCGACCATGTAAGGCAGGAAACCGTCGCATAGTTGCCGATGGGCTGATAGGTCGATGCTGCGTTGGCAGTGGTCAGATAAACATTCAGATTCGGCAGGCCGGTTAAATCGCTGTAAAGGCCGCTGGTTGCGACTGTCGCAAGCGTGGGCTTGCCTGTCAGGTTCGCCCAAGTGTTATTGGCAATCGTCTGATAAACGGTCAGGTTGGGCGTGCCGGGAAGGTTGCCGTAATTGATCGAGACGTTGCCCGTCATGTTATTGACGGCTGTTACCATCGCCGTTCGATCATCCTGAAGGATCGTTACGGAAAGGGGCGGAATGACGATCTGATCCGGCGAATTTGCCAGAATAACGATTGGGTCAGGCATTGCAGCCCCCTTTGCACAAGGCAACGGCTGGGCCAATAATTATCGTTCGCTTGTAATTGCCTGCGTCGGTCATGCCCAGTTCCCAGCCGTGGCAACCTTCAGGCACATTGGCCGTAAGTTCTCGCGAAAAGGCCGGGGCTATCGTGCCATTGGCTGCACTGATTACCGAAACATTGCCTGTAAACACCTGACCGTTTACAAGCAAATTGGCCTCAAACTGATACCCCGTAATATTGACCGGAACATTCGTCGTGATGTTATTGGCCGTAACCGGCGTCGTAATCTGGAAAGCCAGCGTGACGTTGTTGCCGGGGTAGAACTCAATTCCTCGGGTTGCGGCGGTTTGTTTCCATTTACTCATTTTCGCCGCCCTCTTCGGTCATTTCTTCCGGCTCTTCTTCTGTCTGCCCTTCTGTGCCCGCTTCCGTTTCCGTTGGCTCTTCCGGCATAGTCTCAGGCTGAATGGGCTGGCCTGTAAGCGGGTCAACCTGAGGCGCGATTTGAGCCAGGTAAGCAGCTTGACGCGCCTTTTGCTCAAAATGCTCCAATGCCTCTTCTTCCGTTGCTCCGGTCATCTGCATGTAAACTTGAACCGGGCCTGAGATTTCGTTGACCATCTCAAACTGCAAATGCTGATCAAAATCCGGTCCTGGTCGATTCTTTGTTAAGGGCGGCCAATCAATTGAGAGCTCAAAATCATTGATGGCTTGCGTAATAGCCGGCACATTGCCCAGCCAGGCATTGACCGTCATTAGCGTCACCAAGGCTAAATCGCGTTCGGTCTCTTCGAGTAGCTCTTGGCGCGCTTCGCATTCTTCAATAATTGGCAGTTGCTCGGAAATGATTGCTACTCCGCTGGTAGCCGCGTTGCTCTTATTCCGCCAGGCTTCAGCCGGTACACCGTGCATTTCGCCTTCAAGGTCAAGAAATGTATCCAGCTCTTCCCGATCTGCTGCAAGGTAGCTCAGGTCCGCTACAGTGGCCTCAATCGATGGCCCCTCAATTCCATCACCGATGATGTCATGAAGGCCAGGCAGCTTCACCACGTCGCCGGCAACGTACCGATCCGGTATTTTGAACGTGTCGGCAATGTTTCGGCCAAAAAGGATCGGCCGCGTCCAGAGTGTGTCATCGGCAATCTTCGTTAGCCTGGCGTTCGCATGGTCATTAATGCGCATCAGTTCCGGGCCTGGTGCCCAGCCCCAAAATTCTTTGGTTGGTGCTTCCCACCACAAAAACGCGAAAGGAACCAGCCCAAGAAAGTTATCTTCAACCGAAACCGGCTCAAATGTCCGCGTGCCACGAGTGTTAGTCGATCCGTCCCATTTTTTGGTGCGGTAAACTGCAAAAGTCTCGGGCGTCCAGAGTCGGCAACGTGTCTGATTATCGTATCGGTCGATGGTTGCCACTGCCCAGGGCGTTAGGGGCTCATCAGGGCTACACCACACACAAAACTCATCAGGTGCCCACAAACGAAAATTAACGGCCGGCCTGGCAAGTGATAGCGTTGCCTGCGATTGTTCCTGGTTTACCTGCCCGTCTAAGGACATGCCAGGCTGATTCAGCTCTACCTGAATTGCACTCACCCCGCCCAAGGCCGCAAACTTCAAGGCCGCTTTCAGTTTTGGATTAATCCGACCTTTGTTGTAAAGCATTTCCAGATAGCCGGTTGCGTCTGGATTATCTTTGATCTTGCGGACCGGGTTGCTCATGTAATGCCGACGAATCTTGGCATTAATGATCGACCGGACAAACGGAATGGACCGCCTTACCAAATCTTCATTATGCACGCCCAGGCGGTGCGGGTAATCTTCCTGATAGGGCTGAAAATTGCCCTCGTAGAAGTCTCTCACCGTCCGCGCCCGGTCAAGGCGCGGTTGTTCGTTTTTCAGGCCTTCACGGATTTCCTTGTCAATTGCCGCGAAGTTTGCCGGCGTGGCTGACGTGGTGAAAACAGAGAGATTTCCCAAAATCCCGAGATTCATGCGTCCACCATCACAAACGACATAATCAGGGCATCGGCCAGGTCAGGGCTTCGCCCGATTCGGCTTCTGATCTTTTCTTTTTCGGTCAGTTTCAACTTGTCTTTTCCTGTGATCTCATACGTGAAAGCCTGCAATTCCCCTCGCATCTCACTCGCCATGTGCGCCGGGATCACAAACGGAATTGGTTGCGTGTTTTGGTCTAGCCGCTGCCTCAGTCGCCAGGCCGCCGCTGTTTTCAAGTTTTCGAACCGCTTTTCAAAGCCCTTTGCCGCTGCCCCGCCCTGAAATCCGGTGGCGCCATGCAAGCCTGCAAGCTCCAGGTATTTCTTAAATCCCTCGCCTAATCCTGAGTGGTCATATACCACCCTGGCCGGCCGAATTTTGAAGCGGTCAAACTGCGTTTTTGCCCGTGCCGCCGTCTCTTCCATGCTCCATTGGTTTGACCATTCCATAAACAAAACTTGCCGCTGGTCACGTACCAAAATCACGGACCTATCACCACCGCGGCCGGCTGCCAGGTCGATTGTTAAAGCCGGGTCTGATCGGTATTCACCGTCAACCTTGCTGAAAACGGCCCGGTCAATCCAATCACGCGGGTAAAGCTGCCCCTCTGCGCTGTCTGGAAACTCTGCCAAAACGTGCGACTGCCACCATATCGAATCTTCGCCATAATCCCGCCGTCTGTCATCCAGCCAATCAAGCCCGACAAAGCCGTCTGGGCTCCGCCTCTGCCCTGCCTTGATCGCTGGTGACTCCGTTGAAGGTATTTTGATTAATACCGTTGCCGGGTCAGGCTCGATCAGTTGCCGTTGGCACATCTCATAAAACGGGCCGTCAGGTCGAATCGGGTTGCCCAGGTAGATTCTTTTTTCCGGGTCCCAAGAGTTAATTGCGGCCTGCTTATCGGCTGTAAGAGCGCTTGATTCATCGACCAGCGCGAGCAGCTTTTCACCGTGATAGCCCGATGCCGCTTCAATGTTGTCTGGGTTAATCCCCGTACAAAACCAGTCTTTCCCAAGCTCAAGCGTGGGCGGCTTTTGCAGATCGCGGGCCTGCCCGTTAAGTTCGGAAGCGTAGTAAGCCCCGAAAATATTGGCCCACAAGATACGGATGAGCTGGTCAAATGTCGGCCCCGTCGTGACTACTTTTGAGCCCTGGAACGAAAACAGATACCAAAGCGCGATACCCGCCCCTAAAAACGACTTGCCGACACCGTTACCCGCTGGAACCAGAATCGTTCTTATTTTCGGGTCCGCTGCTGCCCTGCAAATCTCTATCTGCTTCGTCCAATACGGCTTCCGATTCAATACTTCCAGATTGAACCGCGTTGGACTGGTCTTGTAAGCCGAGTAGTCTTTCCGGGTCCTGGCTTGTTTTGACGCTTCGAATTCGGCCGCTTGCTTTCTGAGGTAGGCTGCGTAGTTGGTGTTCAGAATCTAGCGTCCCCAGCCCGATTAACTCGAATGTTTGCCGCAAAATAGCAACGTGTTTTTGCAGCTCGCCGGCTTCAAGCCCTGCCAGGTTGCGGTTTTGAATTGCTTCAAGGTGCCTTATCGCTTCTTCGAGAACGATTTCCCGGCCCTTGATCCGCTTCTTTGCTAAAACGGCTTGCTCTCGGTGCAGCCGTTGCCGGATTGCTTCGTCTTGTTTTTCCTGCTTATGGTGGTCAAAAGCTAGCGCCCGGGCTTTCCAGTTGTGGTTTTTGCTAATTATTCCAGCATTTGTATTACTTGCTGGGACTGGCGATTTTTCAGAATAGGCGGCTACGGCCTTGCGTATGCTTCGAGTGCCTTTAAGTGCCAGATACGCTTCAAAGAGCTTGTAGGCATATTCCGATTCATCTTCTTGACGGTGCCAGGGTCGCTTTACTGGCATTACTTGCGGCCCTTAAGGCTCTCAATTGCGGCTCTGCCTGGGTCGGCTCCGCGTCGCCCGCTTCCTGGCCGCCTGACGCTTGCCCGCTGCAATCGCTGGGCATTGGCTCTTGCCTGGATTGCCAGGCTGGTGAAAAGTCGCGATTTTGCCACGTTGGCATTTAGCGTTTTCAGCGCCACCGTGATTAATCGCTCAAGTGGCATTGATGCCCTGGTGCAAGCAATGCACAGGGCAAATTGGCTCTTTTGCGTTGCCAGCTTGCGGCCATTATCGCAGATTTTACAGGGCTGATAAGGTGCCGGCTCTTTCCAGCCCTCAGCGCTTTCCATCCCTACCAGCGAAAGGCCCTGGCCTCTCACGGCCTTGGCTATGGTTTTATCGGCTATGTTTTCGGCTTGATCTTCGGTAATCGGTATTTCTGAACACAATGAATCTAGCTTATCTTGACAATAATAAGCCGAAAAATTTTTGTCAAGAGCGGTTTGTAACTCTAGCGGAGACAAGTAGATAGTTTTCATCGCTGTTCCTTCAGTTGGTGCGCCTGTTTTCCTGCATCCAGCTAATTGTTGATTCCAGCTCGTTTATTCTGTTTCTCAGGTCATTTTCAACCAGGTCTCTTCGTTTTTTCTCCTTCCTGCCTGCATCAAGCATTTCGGCAATCGTGGCTCGCAATTGGCTTTCAGCGGCCTTGGCTGATTCGTAATCGACATCCTTCTCACGATCAAAACCGACGCGGCTTTTGCAGCTCGGGCAGGTTGCAAAAATTGGTTCTCGGCTCATTCTGCTTGCCCCTTCCAGTGTTCTTCACCCTCTGTAAAAACCAGAATATGCCCGAACGGTGTCTTTTTTAATCTCCCGTCGCGATAGCGCTCGCAATACACCGGTGGGCTGACAATCCCGACCTCAATGAGTGCGTTGGCAATCTTTTCAATCGGGATTGCCTGGTAATCATTCAGGAACCGCCCAAAATCGGCGTCCATTAATTCGGCGAACTTTTCCGCCTGTTGTTTGGTGATAGATTCAGGCTTGATCGGCATTATTAACCCCTTTGGTCACGAAATCAATTTCACTACCAGACAACGGTACGACTTCACACATGCAGAATTTCGGCTGATTACCGCAGTTTGGGCATTCAAGCTCTTCCAGCCTGTCCCTCAACCGCTCAATCTCTTTCCTCTGCTCTGCCGCATGCTCGATCATCCTTGTGGAAAGCAGTTTTTGCTCGTCATATCGTTCTTTTAATCGTTTACTTTCATCTACCAGTGCCAGCACCACATCGGGCGTTGCGATCTGCTCAAAACTAGCCTTGTCAGACATTAAATCGCGTCTAAACATCGCAATGATGCCATAAGCCTCGCACACCTTATCGAAAACGCCCGTTGTCAGGTCTTTTTTGCCATTTAACCAGCCGCCCAGAGTGGTTTTGGGTACACCTGTAACACGGCTTATTTCCGCAAGAGTGCCTGACTTTTCTAATACAAAATTGCGGACATGCTCAGACAGTCCAGAGCTCAATTTATTACCACTGCTTTCCAGCATTTCCAGCCTTTGCGTTTTAAAATCAATTAGCTTCCAAACAATATCTAAAAATGGATTCAATGGCCCATCACAGATATCGTAATCGATTTCAAGCACCGCCTTTAGTTTTTCAATATCACTTTTTAGCTTGGCAATTTCTTCGCTCATTGCTTTCCCCTTGAAATATCGGGCGTCCGTGCCCTCTTGCGGTTGCAACCATTCCTTTACCGCTGCCACTGCCCTACCAAGTGGCTTTCACGCTTGAAATTTCGTCAGTCTAGCCGTTGTATCAATGCCCTGTTTTTTCAGCCCTGCCAGCACTGTTTGACGGAATTCTTCGCCCTTGGCAAGTGCTGATGATTCTTCGTAATTGAGCCGAATCGGCCCCTGGGCGGATCGGTCGATAATATCATCGATAATCCGCCGTTGTTCACGTATTACCTGGCAGGATTGTAGCAGCGTCGTTTGTTCGTTCATCTGTCCACCCCTAGCCCGTTTCGGGTCAATTCTTCTTTCGTTTTTTGGTCCATCTCTTCAAATGTCGAAGGCCAGTTGGCCCCTAGTTTTTCCTTGACTTGACCAATGCAAACGACATCTTCAGCGCTCAACAGTTTTTCGCGGTCCACCTTATCTTCAATCGCCATCACCATTTCCACCACGTCAAGCGAATCGAGCTTGTCGGCGTTCGTTGCGTACTCCGCAAAAGTGCCTGAAAAAAACAAGGTATTGTCCCGCATCACACCCCCCAAACCTTGATAAATACGCCATTTTCAGAGCTGTAAGCCTTTGACGATTCCCGCTCGATTACCTGGCAATCATCCTGCCAGACAATCCCCGTTAAAGCGTCCTCAGTGCATCGAATCAGCTTCGTAAGGTCTGGCTTTTTCGTGTGTGCTTTGGGCGCCGTCTCTTTCACCTGGCTTGATTTCTTGCCGGTGCCGAAATGGCTTTTCGGCCTGGTGAATGAAAATTCAACCAGCATTTTGACCGGTCCCGTAATCATTTCGGCCCCCGCGTCTGTCATTGCCTTTTGAGCGTGCATCGCAACAAGGGCTTGCCAAGTGCCCTTATTTTTGGCCGTATCCATCACGACAATTTTGCCTGTTTTCGGGTGCATGAATGCCTTTTTACTACCCGATGGGCTGGGAATGCCGGCAACGAAGAATTCAATCATCATTCCGCCCCCCTGATTTCTTGAATAAACCTTTTAATCATCTTCGCCGGCTCTCTGTCTGCCACTGATCCCGTCATTGCCTCGCGAATAAGGGTTAGCTCCTTCATGGCAAGTTTCGTATATTTCGTTTCCTTGCCGCTTGCAAAATGCACGGTAACGGATACTTGCGTCCGTTCCGCTTTAAATTTATTTGGCTCGAATTCGACCGTTTCCGTCACGATTCCGATGGTGCCGGTCCTGTCTCTCACAATGTCGCCAGGGTAAAACTGCATCATTGCCACTCGCTCCTTTCGTCCCCGTTGTAGTAAGCCTGAAGGCTCAAACGCTGCTCGTTTTGCTCTGGCCTGATTTTTCCGGCCTTTGGCTGATCTCGTTTCAGCAGATTCTGCCAGAATTCGCCGAATGTCGGCTTGCGTGGCAATCCCCTTGATTCCAGCCAATCGCAAGCGTTTTGATACTCAATCTTTTCCTCTGCTAATCGTGCGTCGGCAATCTCAGAATTAATCATGATCAAACCGGAATAGCGGTTTTTGCCGATCTCGCAGGTGCAAGCAAAAGCCTTTTTTGTCCGTCTGATTTCTCCGTCTTTATGCCTTACGACGGGAACCATCACGACCCCAAGGTTATCGCAGATTCGGCATTTGTGGCCGTCTGGAATCTCATAGCGGGCCTCTGCTTCTTCTCGCAATTCGGCCGGCTTTTCAGCAATAAACGCCGCGAAATGTTCGAAGATTCGACCAGCGCCACCGATAACGCGATGGGTCGAAAACGAATAAGCAACCTGGCTGGCAAGCCGCTGATTCTGAATCAGGCCGTTTTCAAACAACAGTCGTTTCCAATTTTCCCACTGTAGCCCGATGATTTCTTGCGAATCATCAAGTGGTATTCCTCGCTGGGAAAAGAGCGATTGCACCCAGCCCCTTACCCAAGGCTCTGTTTTAATTTCAATTTCAATCACGATAGACTCTCCAGAAAGGCTTTATTACGCTCCTCAGCCAATCGCTTGGCTTCTTGCCTGGCTTGTTTTGGGCTTACCCAGGCCCCGTCTGCCCAATCCGTTTTGACTTTGTGCTGAAAGAGCTTCCAGGGCGTTGGCTTGCCCTTGCACTCCTCCAGAGCCCAGGCAACAAAGCCTGTGTCAACCATCGCTTGATCAATGCGACGTGTGAGCGGCTCGGCATAAGGACCGAACACCGCGATAAAATTTGACTTCAGTTCGCCCAGGTCAACCGGAATAAATTCAATCGGCTGGCTTTCAATTCGTGGCACGATTCGAAGTGATCGGTTTTCTGGACCAGCCCCCGACTCAAAAGGCTCGATGTTTTGATCATCAGTTGGCGAAAAATCTTCAATGCTGCTGCTGGGTTCTGTAGCATCAGTTGTAATAGTAGATTGGAAAGATAGATTGATTCCTATATAGGGGTTATTAGGGGAGGTGACGCTAGGCGTCATCCCCCCCTGACGCTGCGCGTCATCCCCCCCCGGCGTGGCGCGTCGTGGGGTGACGTTTTCCGTCATGTCGTTTTCCGTCATGGGGTGACGCTGCGCGTCATCTGTAATTTTGTCCATGATTAAGAGGAAATATCGACGGCCTTTTTCATCATATTTTCGATAAATAAAACCAAGTTGAATTGCTTGGTTTAAATCGGATTGAATTCGCCGTACATCCTTTTTGAGAATGCTGGCAAGTTTGTCATTTGACACATAAACGTGATCCTGGCGGTCTTTATGCAATGCCAGTACGGTTAGCGTCCGAAAAGCGGCGTCGCTCAGCTCAGAACAAACCCAGTTTTCAGGAACAAACGCGCGCCGCATTGTTTATTCTGCTTTCTGTGCCTGGCTATCCAATTCCTTTTGCTTTTCGACCCAGATTTCTTCGCGGTTCACGTCAATATCTTCCGGGGCATCAATCCCTAGTTTGACCTTATCCCCCCTTATTTCTACGACTGTCACTTTTACAGCCCCGCCCGCAATGATCAGAGATTCGTTTTTCTTCCGACTAAGAACCAGCATCGTTGTACCTCCGTGTTGTAAATGCCGGGCGACAACAAGCCGCCCGGCAGCCTGGATATACCTCTTTGTCGATTCATGTGATGAATGGACTCAGAGCCCGGCCTGGTGAGTTGTAGTACCAAGCCGGAACACAGGGGGCGAGATCGAACTCGCCGGCTCTCGGCTGGAAATCCCCGAGAGCCCCGCCTGGCCCCGTAAACGTGCATCAGTTCCCTGCCTGATGTTCGCTTGCAATTCGCCCCGCTGCATATTTCAGCATCGAAAGCGTTGTTTCCCAATTGTCGTTACTCTTGGCGATTTCATTTACTTTCTGGCGGTAAGTTGTGGCCTTGCCGCTAACAATTGTTTCATTCGCCATTGTTTCATAAATGGTATTTATGACCGCCCCCGGGTGCCCGTATTGAGCCAGTCCCCGGCGTGCGTATTCATCCGCTGCTTTTGAGGCCCAATTATCGATCTTGGTGACGATTTCGCCGAACGATTGCGCTTGCGATTGCATTTCGACCGGCTGTTGACTCTCGGCCGGCTTCGATAAATCAGGCTCTTCCCAGGGTGTTTCGACGGCCTCTGGGATTGGCTCAGGCGCAGGCTTGGCTGGCGTGGTCTGTACTTTCGGCTTACCGTTCTTCGCGGGCTCTGGTGCGGGCTCTGACAGTGTTTCCGTCAATGGTTCGACATTGACATCAATAATTTCGCCCTCAATGATTTCATCAGGCGTATAAACCGGACCCATGAAAATATCAGGCGTATAGGCCCGGGCGCCTTGTGTAATGGCCCTGGCAAATACCATTGATTTCGGGTATTTCTCCCAGTTTGATGAAGGTTTAACCAGTTGAGCCCGCTTGGCATCTTCAATCGTATAAACTGACGTACCTAAAAGCTGGTTGCCCTGGTAAAACGAAATTTTACAGGCTGTGGCGCTCCATTCGTTTACCCGGTAATCATAACGATTTGACTGTTTAATGAGGCTGGAAACAAGCCCGGCCGATAGGCTTGGCCGGCCCTGAATCACTGACACGCCCATCATGGCCTGAAACGTCGATAGTCCCAGCTCTTTTCCGAGCAAAATCTTAACGGCCGCTTCTTCGACACTACGGACGCCAAAATACTGACTCTTCAGCGCGATTGCGGCGTATGTCATGATTTCGTCAAGTGTCGCCGGTTCAATCACGTTCCGACGCGGTAAATCTTCAGTTACAGGTATCGTTGCCAGTCTGTTATTATTCGCCATTGCCAAAAGCCTTTCCTATGCGTGGTGTTCTGTGAGGTGCGCCCGTCTTTTGATAGGCTGCAAACAATTCTGGATGATCCGCCTTGAAACGCTCCTGATCAAACGACTTGCGGCCCGCTGTGGTTTTTAGCGTGAAAGCCGGCTTGCCGTTTATCAGGCCTATTTCTGCATCGTCAAGAGCTGCCCGAAAACGGTTTGTCATTTCCGTTTCCCGGTTTTCCAGCTCTTTAATTTGTGCCTTAATTTCAACCAACTGCCTTAAATCGTCGGCCAGGTTGTCGATATTAATTTCTTTCCCAGGCGTGGCCTGGATCGCTTTCAGCAGGTCGGTTGTACCTGATCGATAATCGACCGGTGGCAATTCCTTCCCGCGTACATAACGCAACCAGAATTCAATCACCTGATCTAAGGCACCTTCAAAGAATTCAGGTGAGAAGGGTATCTGGAAGATTTCAACTTTGCGGGCATAGCTGCCCAGGAACAAAACGGCAAGATCGGCCTGATAAATGCCCGATATGCCCATTTGCCACTGCACTTGAGCCTTATAACGCTCCGGTACATCATCCCATTTGTAATCGGCCGTTGTTTTCGCTTCAACAATCTTGACGGGATTGCCATTGTCGAAAACTAGGCCGTCAACAGTGGCCCCGCAAAACTCCCAATCTGGATGACGGTAGAAAACTTGAGTGCGGCCGATCTTAGCGGCCTGGTCGTCCTGGTATCGTCTCAGAACGTAGTTTTCCAGATACAGGCCCAGCTCCATCGCTTCATTCGATTCGGTAGGTGGTGTCAGGCCCTTTTTTCTCATGGCAATTTCAAAGGGGCTGGAAAAGGCCCCATCGACGCCCAGAATTCCGGCCGTATCGGCTGATCCGCAATAAGTATTGCGGTCAATCGCGGCGGCCAGCGCCGGCCCTGTGGTTGGCTGTATAACGCTCAAATCTGGCCTCCTTGCTTTGCTGACTGATTTCCTGTAAAATTCACTTGAGACTCCTCGGATAAGGAACGGTTGACCCTCGTTGCAAGGCGGGGGTTATTTTTTATGCGGACGTAATTTTCTTTTTTCTTTTGGGCATTACCTCGCTTGCGTTTTTTGGCAATGGAAGCTTTGAGAGTGCCAATTCGACACCCTCTTGAATCGTGATGTTGTTGACCGCGCAAAAGATTCGAAGCGCGTGCTTCGTTTCTTTTTTGACTCGCGTTTCAAGCCGGTCGAGTGGTTCCGCTGGCATGTGTCTCCTTTCACTAACTGACTACGAAAAGATTCTAATACCATCACGAATTGTAGTCAATTAGTATTTTGAATATTTTTTGAAACTTTGTACGAATTTTACGATTTGACTACATCTACTTATTGAATGATAATAGTTAATGCAGAAAGGAGGGTATCTGTGTCTAAGCTAGATAACTTAACGGCTAGACTTCAGATTAGGGTAATGCCGTCAATCATGGCATACCTTGATATGGAAATAGGCCGGTTAAGGACTTCGCAACTTTGGTTCGGTAATCGCAAACCAAAGCAGGCGGCTATCGTCATGACAGCTATTAAGGCTTTTATGGAATTGCCAGCCGAAGAAAAAGACAGGCTTTACGCCAAGTTCTTACCAGAATTTGACGACGGCCAATCCTAACCACCTGAATAAATGAGTAGAGCCTGTGACCAATGCGATGATTAAGCCACAAAAACGCTTTTCTAATCCGTTGGGCGGGGGTTCGAATCCCTCCGGGTGTATTTTGCCAAAGATTTGTTTTTATGCTATTTTATTTTTGTCACCTGCCTACATGTACTCCCGTCAAAATGCCGAGTTTTTGAGTAATGTACTCAATTATCGATGTTTTTGCTGATATGGGACGCCCTAAGCACAACGTCCCAACTTTACGCCATCATGCTCATTCCGGGCAGGCGTTCATCTTGTTCAATAGCGTGACCATCTATCTAGGCCACGCCGGGTCGGCTGAAGCGGCAGCTGCTTATCAAGCGATATTGGCGAATATCACTTCTACCGGTCAGGCTGTGATTTTACCGGTCGAGAATCGGCCAAAAATGACCGTAGGCGAAATAGTTAATGAGTATTTGAGTAACTTACCTAAAAACTACCCTCAAGCCTCTGGCGAGCCGAAAATGATCGGCCTTGCGATCCGTTGGTTGCTGCGGCAAGAGTTTGCAACAATTCAGGCTGAATCATTTACCCCAGCCAAGTTTCTTGAACTTCGCCAGGCGTGGGTTGATACGGGCAAAAGCATCCTTACTATCAATAAATGGCACAACTACACATTGAATCTGTTTCGTTGGGCGGCCATGACTGACAGACTTCCGGCAAGTGTCTGGCATTCATTACAGACAGTGCCGAAGCTCAAGCCGGGCAGATCGCCCGCCAAGCAAGCCAAAAAGGTCGATCCCGTGCCGATTGCAGACGTGGAAGCGGTCAAGGCGGTGGTGTCGGATGTGATCCGTGATTTGATCGACCTGCAGATATTTACCGGCATGAGGTCAGGCGAGGTCTTGAGCATGACCACCCGGCAGATTTCGGATAACGTTTATCGGCCTGAAAAGCATAAAAATAAATGGCGAGGCCACAAGCGGGAGATTCACCTGGGGCCGCAAGCACGCGCAATCGTTGCTCGCCGGTCGGCTGGATTGTCGCCAGATGATCGACTGTTTAAAATGCGGGTCGATAGCTATACCACGACCATCGACCGAGCATGCAAACGGGCAGGGGTGGCGCATTGGCACCCGCACCAGCTTCGGCATTTGGCCGGGTCGATGGTACGGGATAAATATGGCCTGGATGCCGCTCAAGCGTTTCTAGGCCACGCCACGGCCAAAACCAGTGAAATCTATGCAAAGGTTAAGACTGATCTATCCCGGCAGGCGGCTGAGGAGATTGGCTGAACTATTCGGAAATTCCGAACAGTTGCAAGTGCATATGAATTATGCGTTTAAACTATATCATCAAAAATATTTTTTTATTTTTCTATTTTTTATGTTGACTTCGTACTATCAACCCGATATAAATAATAGCGTAGGGCAGAGAAAACAAAACAACTCAGCAAGGGGCAGACAGATGACCAAGCGACAAATCAATAATCTTCGAAAGCCAATGACAAGCCAAGAGCGATCAAACGTCATGGGCCTGCTGAAACATGACCGCCAACTACTGGCTGGCAAGGTCAGCGACTACAACCCTAATCTGGGCGACCGTCGCAAGCGATTGAGCGACCAGATAAAGACACGCATCTTTATGCTGGCAATGTCAATCTAAACCCACCACCCCGCCCCGGTTCGCCGGGGCAATCACTCAGCAGATAGGAAAAAGACAATGGCCGGATATAGCGGATTCTCAAAAAGTAATAACGCCGTTTATGCCGAAGAAAATGATCGGTTTCCGGCAACAAAGCTGGGAAAAATTCTTGGCATTTCTCCAGCCGCAATCAAAGCGGTTTTAACGCCTTGTGAATGGCATCATACTTCGAAGCATTATAATAAAACAAACTATTATGACCTCGAAGAAGCAAATGAAAAAATAGACCAGCTAAAAGCCTGGAAGCCTGAAAAGAAAGATGAACAGGTTTTTGAAGGATGTACTGTTTGCTGGATAGAATGGTCTGGCACTCGCAACTATCCGCGTAAAATTGAACACAAGATTATAAATGTAACAGTGACTAAAAAAGGTGACTGGTTTCATTTTGATCATGTGATTAATGAAAAACTTACGGTAAAAATGAAAAAAAACGGAAAAACAAACGGATTTTCTGTGACACATAACAATAAGATCATTAATAATTCATGGGGCTTCTGATGAATGATTTTATCTGTGATCTTGAAGCCGGGACGGTCACTCACAAGACAATGGATCTTGTGTTTTCAATTACGAAAAATCGTGATGGTTCTGTTGATTTGAGATGCTCGAAATTCCCGCCCGGATTCAAAGTGACGATGCAGGAAATTCGAGATTTAAATAACGGTGCAAGAGACTGTTATCTTGACGCCGTAAAACGCCAGAAATAATCACACCACCCCACGGCAGGAGGCCGCGACAATGACCGGATGGAGCTTGACACTATCCTTTTTTGGGGCCAGTGTAACGCTGGCCAGACAACCAGAATGTCAGACGAATCAGCAGACAAACCCAAACGAGGCCGACCAGTCGGCACCCGCAACCGCGCCGGCACTCAAAAGCCGGGCCGCAAGCCCAAACCACGCGAGCGAGAGAAGCGAATTGCGTCGTTGGGCGAGCGTGCGCAGATCAGCGTCGCGTTATCGCAGACCACGGCGGCCAAGCTGGCGGCGATTGCTGCGAAGTGGCGCGTGACGCGGGGCGAGGTGGTCAGGCGATTGATTGATAGGGCAGAGGAGTAAATGCTATACTAAATACTCCAGCACCCAGTTGGACAAACCGGCCTTGAATCGTTTGCAGCGGTTCAAGGCTTTTTTATTGGTGCTGTAAAAATATTTTTACTTTTTCTATTTTTATTATTGACTTCGTATCCAGTAGTCGATATATTAAATAGTGTAAGGCAGTGACAAACAAAACAACTCAGCAAGGGGCAGAGAGATGAACGCAGCACAAGCAAAAAGCATTTTGAAATCAGCAGGTTATAAAGCAAACGTCAAATCATGCAGTTGTTACGGTCAAAATTACATCCAGATTTGTTTCAAAGATGAAACAACTGTTGTAAAGTCTGACGAAAGCAAACTGCAAACATTATTTGCAGGGCTAAGCGTAAATGTTCATTGCGTCAATCAAGCTACAATCGAACTGAACTAAACCTACCACCCCGCCCCGGTTCACCGCCGGGGCTTTTTTATTGAAACAATCTTTAATGGCAGTGATTTAATTAAAATTTCAGGGCAGAAATTTTAAGACCATCTAATTTCTAGCGTGGCTGTGCCGGCATTGTCTGTATAATAAATTCCGCCAAAAGAACGCCCAAACGCTTTTGCCGGTACTTCAATCGTCATCGTGCCTGTAGTGCCGGCTTGCGGTCCACCGCTGGCAAAACCGATTTGCGTAAAAGAATCACCGTTTAACATTTGAACGCCGTTAGTTGGATTATCAAATGTTAATATTGATTTTTTTGCTAATTGAATTCTTCTGTCAGTTGCATTTGCACTTGAACCGAAAGCGATTTCGATTTGCAAAAGCGACGAGCCAAGATATCCATCATTAAATGATTCGTTTAAAGTGTATGGCTGAAACGTGTAACCAATCCCATTTACAGTTGATTGGTAAGTGTTGACATCCTTATTTAATGTGTGCCAACTGAATAGCTTGTCCTGGCTGGTAAGTGCAAACATATAAAAAATATCACGCGGCGGGTATCCAATATGCTCAAGCTGGGCAATTTGGCTGTTTTCGGGGTCGGTGTAAAGCGTTGTATCTGGCAATAACACTTGCACGAGCCGCATTTCAAGCGTATTCGCCCATGACACAAGCCCGTTTAGCTGATCGCTTGACCTCGCAAAGCTGCCACTCGAAATAATATTTATCTTCTGCTGCAATTCAGCCCTTTTTTGTTCCAATTGAAATTTCCGCGATTGCAGACGCAAAACGCGCCTTTCAAGCTCTAAAAGCCTTCCCCAATAGTCGATCATGGCGTTTGAAGGCTCACGGTTGGTTCACTGGCAAGCTGTAAAATTTGCATTTCCAGTTTAACGTTCTCAATCTCAATGTTTCTCACCTGGCGTTCCATTTCAGAAATTCGCCGCTCCATCTCAACAATTCGAGCCCATATCTCTGTCATTTTATGCCTCCTTTGAACTTCTCGATATGTGACTCATACGACAAGTCTAATATGTGAGGGTGCAAATAGCCCTCAAAGCCGCGATATTGTGCCCGCTTGTTGCTTAATGCGTATTCCGTATGGTAAAGAATTTCGCCGTTTTGCCCGTGATTGAATTTGACCAGGCTGCCCACTATATCGGTCGTGTAATCAGCCAGGGGGTTATTTGCGTGGCAGGGGTCAACAAACGCCATGCCGACGCAAGGCCGGAAAACAGGGTCGTAGCTGTACCGATAAGCGGTGCCCTCGATAACCGTGTCTTTCACACTATCAAGGATTTCCCGCCCCCATTGGCTCATAATGCCCTTATCATCCTCGCTGATCCACTGCGCATAATTGACGTACATCGTCCGATTGATACCGTCTATCGTGCTGCTGGTGCCGTTATAGTTGGCCGTTGTGACGTTGCCAACGGTCGTATCGGCCGGAACGGTGACAGTCAGTGCCGACGTGGAAACGGGCAACAAAACGCGGATATTTGACGGCTGCCCGGTCACGTTCGCCCCGCCCGTGTTCAGGCTGGTTTGATCACCAAAAAACATCACCAGCGGCTTATCAAAGATGAGGGATTGCGTTGACCGGTCGATCTGAAAACCACACATTGCATTTTGATAGGGCTCGTTTCCGCTGCTGGAATACTGGACCTGGGCAATGCCCGACTCAACAAAGCTAAGCGGTGTCCCGTCATTTTTCAGCCAGGGAATTTTCGTGGGAAAGGCCGGTTGAGCATATCGGCCTATCGGCTTACCTTCTGACGTATTCGCTGTAATTAAATACCGCCGCCAGGTCTGTAATCCAGGCCAATTGCGGGCAACCATTGTAAAATTGTTGAAATTGGTATTCGGCAGGGGCTCGTTAAGCTGTAAATAACTCTTGCCGTTGGCCGTTAGATTGGTATTTGACACCACTTGCCGATTCACAAGCTGCTGCCAGGTGCTATTGCTGGTGCGCGTGACGTAGAGAAAGCCCTGATAAGCCGAACTGTTTTGATTCCAGGCGTTATTGGCCCAAGTCAGGTTATTTTGTGATGGATCGACGTAGAGCCAATTTGGATCGGCCAAAACGGCATTGCCGGGATCGGCAATATAGGCTGGGTCCGATGAATTCGCCTCGTTGGCTGTGCGTGGACGCCGGCAAAGGGCTGTGCCGGTAACGGTCTGGCCTTCTGTTTTGGTCCAGACTGAGAGATTCCAAGCGGCTTTAGCGGCCGTGTTGTTAGCATACCAGGGCGAAACGGCGAAGTTTTCGACCAGATCACCGTTTTTCTTGTCAAGTAAAACCGGCTGAATATTCGGCCCGCCCTTGATTACAACCCTTGAGAATGAGTTGGAATAGTCGCGCCTGAGCTGGGGGGCTGGATCGTCGCCAATAGTCAAAGTTTTGGTTTCAACCCGGCTGCGCGTGTCCGAAAATCGGATGATGCCCCAAGTCTGAGGGGCAGAATTAGGATTATTGGGGTCTGATGCTGATTTTTCGTATTCAATCCACATCACATGATTCGGCGCTAAATTCTGCAGGACGCCCCTGATTGAATCGAAAAGGCTGTCGCCTTCAAACGTGACTGATTTTGTTGGCCGAAATGCCGACAAATAAGCGTCAGTTGTCAGGTCAGAAACGGTGCGAGAATCGATTGACCAGGTTGTTATTCCGTTGGCCGTTGTGGACGTGTAACGCCCGAGCCTGTTGGCCTGAAGGCTGGCGCGGGTGTCCTCCTGCTCTAAAACAATGCGGATCATTTCGCCAAGCGTTTTTCCGGCATAGGTCGGGTCATAATTGGTGTCGGTCACGCCCAAGTTAAAAGTGATTGTGCCTGTACCGTCAAAAGGGGAAACAACAGGAATGTCGTTACCGTGATACTCCCAGCCCTGGGCCTGATAGGCGTAGGTATAGCCCCGCGTTTCATCAAGTATTGGTTGACGGTCACGAATGCGGCCGGTAAAGACGATATTGCCGTTAATGGTCAGGTCAACTTGTTTATTAGTCCATGAGGCATTAGCCGGCAAAACGGCTTCGTGAGCGAAGGTCAGGCGTGAAGGCGCGTTGCGTTCATACGTGGTGATTTCATTAATTGTCACCCGGTCATTAACCAGGCTAATTGTCTGCCCGTCAATTGACAAACTCATGTTGCTGATTAGCGGCATTGTTTACCCTTATCGGCTCATCCGTCGCTGCATTTGCGGCCGAGCTGGCGCTCTCATGTCGCCATTGCCCATCATTTCAAGCTGTTGCCGTACTTGATTGTTTCGGGCTTCTCTTTCTTGTGATGCTATCGCCTGACGCTGCATGATCGCTATTGCCGCCGCAAAACCTTCTGAGACGGAATCGACTTCGCGGCCGAGCTGGCCTGCGAGCTGCTGAAATGATTCCTCGCCGCCTTTGAGCGATTGCATCGCCGCTTCTTCCGCTTCGCCGCGTCCCATGCCGCCCTGCATGAGGGCTTGCGTCATGGTGTTAATGTCGCGTTGTTCAAGTTGCTGCAAACCGCGTTTTGAGCCAAAACGGCCAAGCTGTGTGCGTCTGACAAGGGCGGCCTGAAGTGGATCAAATTGCCCTAGTAATTGATTGCGAATAGCGGCCTGCTGTGTCAGGTCTGCTTCGTTGGCCTTTTCAGCTTCCGCCCGCTGTTTAATCGCTTCCTGATTTTGTGCGTTTTCAATATTCTGACGATTCGGCCCAATTGCTGCCATTTTATCCGCAAATGCTTTTGATTTTGCGGTGGCGCCTTTCACGCCCTTGATCGATTCGTCAACTTCTCTGTTTAACTCTTCTTCTGATCGTGTGAATTGAAATTGCTCTCGTGCGGCCTGGGCTGCGCCCGGATTAACTCGCGAAAACTCTTCGAAGAGCTTTTCAAACTCTTGTGGAGTCGTTGCCTGGGCCATGCCGCCGATTAACGCCTCAACTTCCGCCTCTGCCTGTTTTCTTAATTCTCGGTCAACCAAGGGCAGGTATTTTTGTCGATTCTTTTTAAGGATAATTTTACGGGCTTCCTCGATTGGCATTTGGTTTCCAACTTCGCCAATTCCGTTCACAGTGCCCAGCGACATATCCAAAACTTCCTGGTCAAATTTTCCGTCAAACTTGCTTGCAAAATCCGCGAGCATTTCATCATTAATTCCCTCTCTCAACTGCCCAAAACGATTGCGTATCGACGCGTCCTGAACGCCTTTTGCAAAACCGGGCTGCACGATGGCCTCATCGTAAGCCTGTTTCATCTTCTCGACATTCTCTTTTGCCAAAATGCCAGGGTCTTTTGCCTGTTCTTCTGCGGCCTTTTCTGCTGCCCGCTGCTTATTTAATGCGTCCTCCTTTGCCTTCAAATCTTCGGTTGCCGCAATCAATTTCAAATAATCTTCGTAACGGATGTTGTCACGCTTTGATAGCTCGTCAACTGTCTTTTTCTGTCGCTCAAGGGCGGCCTCTTCAGCCTTGATTGCGTCTGTCAGTTCACCCAGGGCAAGTTTTACCTTGTTCGTCCATTCAAACCATTCTGGATGCCGCTGTGTTAATTGACCGATAGCAACGGCCGCAATACCGGCAACGCCTGCCATGCCAGCACCAAGGCCCAAAGCCTGTACTACTTGCGGGATATTGTTCATAATCCCGCGCATGCCGTATTGCAGGTCATCAACGGCATAGGCCAGCGTCAATAAGCCCTGGCCGCCCGCCATTTTTGAGCCGGCTGCCTGGCCTGATGCCGTGCCTACGCTTCCGATCTGCTGGTTTAAGTCTCTCAGCTCTTTGGTAGCTTTTGAGACGTTATCGACGCCCAGCACATCAAGCACCAGGCGTATCTTTTCTTCGCTTGTCATTTCAGCTTATGCCCTAAAATTAGGCGGCCGGATTGGTAATTGAGCAAGTCACATCAAGATTCGTACAATCATAGTACGGCTTGAGTGAACCGCTCTGCATGAAATCACCGCCAGGCGGCCGGCTGGTCGAAAGCTGATTCCAGACGACATTGAAAAGGTTAAATGTCACCTTTTTATTTGCTGCATAGGTGAATTCAAGTTTGTTATTCGTGGCATATTGAGCCGATGCAAACGATGTCAAAATGCTCATCATCTTACTGGTGTAAGCATGAGTATCAAGGTCCATTTGTACTGAAAGCGATGGATTCCAGCCGTAGTAGGCGATTCTGTCGGCATACTGATTTGCATGGAAAATCGGGTTCGTATTATGCTGAATCTGAATGCTCGCGCTTCGCATCACGCTCTTTAAGCTGGTGTTATTCAAGAGCAAATCTGTTCCGCTCCAAAGATAAACGGATGTCGGAAAGTCGTTACAGGCCGGCGCTGTCAGTGAAACGCCCGTATCGGTCCATTGACTGCCCACAAGGTTTAATTGCATTGTCACCGGGGCCTGTGCCGCTGCATTTGAGCCGCTGAGCGTTACGCCCGTAAATTTGACGCCCGAAAACCGTTCGACTCGAAACACGCCGGCATTCGACGCATAACTGCGGTAAATCGTGTAGCTTGGCAGGTCTGGAATGCCGTTTGTCACTGTTGGCTCAAAAACGGCTGTTTTCCAGAAATTCGCCTGCTCATGATAAAGCTGCGTGGTGAATTGGCCGGCAACGGTGTACTGAGAGGCCCCGGTATTAATATCGACCACTCCCCGCGATGGCCTGGCCCCTCGAATGGTGAATAGTTGCGGGCTAGCGTCTAACGTGGCGTCGCTTTCCGCCATTTCCAGCCAGATTACATCGGCCGCGGCCGGGCTTGCCGCTGGTGTGTTGTAAACGGCCTCTTTTACGATTTTGATGTACTGACGCATGTTCTCTTAGCACCTCGAAGGCTTGATTTTGATAGACACCTGCACGATTGCCGTACCGCCCAGCGCGTTAAACGCTGGCATCGGAACGACGTTAAAACCCTGTTGAATAAACGCCGGCTCGCTCAACAAAACGGCCCGCCCGGTTGCTGCTATCGGGTCCCTGAGCCAACTAATATCACCATAAGGATCAATAGCCGATTCCAGAGCCCCGTAGAAGTTCAAAATATCGCGATGATCCGTGCCTGGAAGCATGTAATCAAAGCCAATTTGCACGATTGCCGCGTGTGTGCTGGGTGTTGCTGTCGCGATTCCGCCAGGCTTGCAGCCTATGACCATCATTGGCATTTTTGCCGCTGATTCAGGCGTCAAATCAAACGGTACGCCCTCAAATGTTTTGATTACCCGACTGATCACAGGATCGAATTTAACGCGGTTATAAATGGCCTCGAATGCTATCGCTCGCGGGTCAATCGGTAAGTTTAGCGCCATCAGCTTCGCTTTCTTCTCACAAATTTCGGATTATGCCCAGCGCCTTGAGGACCCCAATACATCGGATCAACAATCGTCATCAACATTTTGATCCAGGCGTTTAGCTCTTTTGTGGCCTGAGTCTTTCCCCACTGCCTGAGCCCGACAAGATTCCGTTTTGGCAGGTCAACCAGGTAAAACGACTGATTAAAGCCTGTTTTGCCGACATTATCTTTTTCAATCGCTATGGTAGTCCCGTGAAAATGGGCTGCTATGAAGGGAATGCCCTTTTTACTGACAATATCATCCCAGCCGCCCTCGACTCCGATTCGATTCATCCCGGTTAAGATATTGATTCGGTAATTACTGATAACCCGGCTGGCCGGCCCTCGTGGCGCCAATGGCGGCCCGGTCATTTTCTTGTATTGAGACGTTTTCAGGTTGTCAGATGGGTTAGGCTTAAAGCCTTGACCGCTTCCGCCAAGACTTGCAAAGTGAAATAATCCGCCCGCTTCGTAGTTGTTAAACGCTTCACCTTGAGCATTAAAGAATAAATCCCCGGCCCTGCCTGGCCCTGTTTGACTGAGCGAAAGCCGGTATTTTGTCGGCTGCATGGGGTTGCCGTCACCGTCAATCCCCATCATTACCCCGCGCCGGTTGTCCTCAATCAATACCTTTGCCCAGGCATCAACCAAGGGACCGACATAATTGTTAATTGTTTCAAGCCGAAACATGCCCTCGTAAGTCTGTTCAAAACTGCCATCGGCAGAGGCTTTGATCACTTGGCAAAATTCCAGTTCTTAAAATCGACTTTCACAGTAATTCCTGTGTCTCTTAATCCTGGCGTGCCGGTTGCGGTGTTTCTTACGCGGCTCTTGCTGGTGTTTCTGAATACATTGACACCCGCCGCCAAGAAATCTTCCACGTCCCATTGTTCGACCGGCTTCACCGGCTTGCCGGTTTTCTTGTCCGTGCCTGAATCGAAAGGCAGCTCGATACCAAGCCCCTGATTTTCCATAATCGGACTGATTTTCTTGTTAGGCATTGTTCCGCGTCTCCAGTGGCTAAGGGCTTCACGCTTGATTTGCTGTATGCCGGCTGGCGAGATGCCGAAAACGTCACGTTTTGGCAGCTTGCCAACCACCCGCCCGCCGCGCCTGATACAAGCGCCGCGCCGGTGCATATCAAGTATTTTAGCCCATCCGGATTGCCAATAGAACAAAATGCCAAGGCTGGTGATTGTATATTTCAACAGTCGCCTTGTTCTCGATAGCGCCCGGTGCGGCATTAACGGCTCGCCGTCCACCCGCTTACCGGTGCGTCGGAATCTGACTTTTCGATACCGGACCGGCTTCAGTTTTCGGCCGTGCCGATCAAGCCCCTTTTGCAGCTCGCTTTGTTTCACCTTTTCGGCAATAATTCCGGCCACTTCGTAAAACCGCCGTTTTTCGCCCTCAGAGGCTTCTCGCCATTCCCGGCCCTCAGGCTCAATATCTTTAACCAGAAACGTAAGGGGGTACGTTCCTGGCGGCTCTACGATGGTGCAATCGATCATGGTTGTTTTTTGCTAAATAATTTCAACAATCTGATAGCACGTTCAACCGATCCGCGACGCATACCAGATTGATCGTTGGATAGCCACAATTCTTTTGTTTTGTTGCGGCCTTGTAGTTCGTAGGTTCGATCAATTTTATTTCGGTTTTGCAGTGATTGTGATTGAGTTTCGTAAATACCTTTTTCCGTGATTTTGTAGTTTGTGCCTGCTCCGTCGTAACTACCTTTTAGAAACTCTCGTTTAAGTTTGTATTTCGGGTCAGTATCGGTGATTTTTGCTATGTAGCCCTTTTTGGGCCCGCCCATTGATGATGGCAACTGTAAATCAGCGGCATAAGCTGAACGGACAGTAAAGCCAGATGCTGTTTTGGCTGGCTTTATAATATCTTTAAGAGCTTTACCCGCTTCGATTATCTTATAAGCAGTGCTTTTTAGTATTTTGTCTTTTTCGTTGAATTGTTTACGGGCTTTGATTGATGCATCATAAACATCATGTGCATAGCTTGGGCCTAATGGGTTAGAACCTGGTGTGCCCTTATTTTTAAAAGTTCTTTTGGCAAGAACAATAGCCGATCTAGCTTCCTTAGGTAATGTCAGCAGGAATCTTGCATCTTGCTTTCTCTCCTCCGTCCCTCTCCCCGGCGCAAGCTGCCCGCCGCGCGAGAATTTAGGCGGCTTGCCCGCTTTTTTGATCGGAACAATAAATGAGGGTAAATCGGACTTGCTTTTGACAGTCTTTTTGCCCTGCATTGCTACTTTTAACTGTTGTAGATGATTGTTATTCTCGCCCCGGAAAGATTCAGGCTTAGAGATATAACTGCTTTGTGGGACTTTTGCCGTATTCAGTATGCGCAATTGCTTGAGAGCGGCGGACGCTGAGCCTCGCAGCATCTTAACTCGTTCAACCAATGCCTCGGCCTGTGTTTTTGTGCCCCCTCTTGTTAAAGCACTTACCCAGGTACTTTTATTTACGCTGGCCTGGCTTAGCTTGCCTGTAGGGGTTAAAAGCTCTTTTGCCTTTAACTGCGAATCTGTAAGCTTTTGTTCGATGCTTCCTCTAACATGTGCCGATTGTTCAATAATCTTTTTAGCATTACCAAGCGGCCCAAAGTTGGTAACGTCTCTTGGGTTGTTGGCCGTATAACCCCAGCTTCTACGGACTAAAGCATTTTCCCGAATGATACTGGCAAGCCCGCGACCAATAGGCCCTTGAGAACGCAGAGATAGCAGCATTTCGGCCGCTTGCTTTCTTGTTGCTCTGCCTTCTGGTGATGTTCTCGTATTATTACGCGATTCCCTTAACCGTCTTGCTTTCCAGTATCTTGCGTCGGGATTGCTTTGTACTCCCGCCTCTTTTGCTCTTCTGTAACGATCTGCCCTGGCTTCTTCGAGAGTTCTTACAGGTGGTGGTGGGGTTGCCGGCTTATTCTTCTCTTTCATCCGCAAGCCGATAAGCTCGCGATTACCGGCCGCGCTCGCCCTTGCCACGCCATAACCGGGCTTGGATCGAACGGATTGAACCAATGCAGCAGCCCGCGAAAGCGGAGCAGGGGCAGCAGCCGGCTTTTGTAAATCTTTTCTAAGCTGATTATAAGTGTCTCTAAATAAAGGATATTGTTCTTTAGGTATATCCATCAGGTAATGATGTCCAATTGTGCCTGTTTCGGGAAAATACACAATACGGCCTTTTTCAACGCCCTTTACAAAAAATCTGTTAGGGTGCTTTCTCCATTGAGTAATATTGCCGCTTTCCATTGCCGTTTTAATTGCTGGTGGCAACTCAAGAGAATTAACATTGTCAATTAAATTTTTCTCTCGTTCTATTGCTCGTTTTGTTTTCTCAATTCCTGTCTTGCTTGATCTTATGCTATCGCTTTGACGCTCCCAGCGGGCCATGGTTGAAGGGCCGTTTCTTTTGTCGTTTAACGGCTGCCCGTTTGCGCTGCGAACATCCGCAAAATGCTCGTCAAACCGTCTATTAAGATCGGCTTCTTTCTTAGTAAGTGACCCCTGCAATATCGCTAGTCTTTTTGATCCTGCATTTTCAGTTGTAGCTGAAACTACAGGCGCAGCCGGCTTTTGCTGTGCCGCTGTGGCCCCGGCTTGCTTCTCTTTCCGCTGTGCCAGCAGTGTTTTCAATCGCTCTTGCCGGCTCTTTTGCGTAATCAAGCCTTGATCAAATCGCTGTTGCAACCGCCCCTTGAGTGCGGCCGCGCCTTGATCCGAAAGGTTATAGCCCATGCGTGCCCGGTCGTCAGCCTGTTTCGCTGTCCGATTCATGGCCCGACATTTCGCCAGGGTGGAATACGTCTGAGGGTCAAGCGGTTCCTTGCCACGAATCGACAATTGCCAGTTCGAAGCGGCCTGAGAACAGGCGGAATTGCCCGTTTTTGATCGGCTTGAAGGTTTTACCGGCTTCTTTGGTGCTGATGCTTTCTTGGGTGCTTTGGCCGCCATCGTCTTTATCTCCCTGCCCGGGCGCGTCGCTGTCTGGCAACTTCCCGCCGCTGTTCTGGTGTTAGTTGTTTGAGGTTTCTGGCTTCTTTCTGTCGCTGTTCTTTGTTCACGGCGTTATCCAGCAGCTTCATGATTCGCCGCTCAAATTCCGGATAAACCTTGTCCAGCTTCTTCCCGCCTGCCACCTGGCCGGCATAGCGGTCAAGCGTGCGAGATGTCAGCCCGTAATTTCGTTCGATATCAAACATCTGCAAGGCTTGATCGGCCTGGCGTGCCTGGTCCTGTGAACTGGTCGTATCGATCTTGTTTTGACCGACTTGCTCAATCCGATTCACGTTTCGGCTACGTGAAATCTTGCCGAATAAATTGGCATCACCACGCATCCGGCTTTTAAACCGGTCCGCAAACATGGCCCGGAATTCCGCCAGGTTGACAAACTCCTCATCATCGAAGAGCCCGCCGCCCTGCTTAGCCATAAGCGGAGCCCGCTTCAATTCCTGCCCGAATTCGGCCGTTTTGCCGCTGGTCCAATTGCCCTTTTCTGATCGATTGAAGAGCTGCAATTGATCCTCTGGCCTCAGTCCTGATCGGCCGATAGCAACGGCCCTTGAAAGCGGGGTTGTTTCATCAACCACTTTTCGCCAGATTTGAGGGGCAAGCCCTCGCAATGCCAGCCCTTCCGAAGCGGTACGTTCTGACAGACTGATCCCGCGTTGCTTCAGTTCTGATTCAATATCAGGGCTCTTCGAATCGCGGAAAAATCGGCCTGCATCGACCGAAGTTCCACGCCCCTCGGCAATGTTCGTTAGTGCGCCCTTCTGACGTGCCTCGCCGGCGTCCTTAGCTTGGATGTACTGGACGTTTAAGCTCTTCACGCCCAGCCGCTGCGCCAGCTCGTAGCGGTGGTGCCCGTTCACGACATAAGTTTTGCCGTTGGCCGGGTCTTTCCAGACCTGGACCACGCCCGCAAGCTCTTTATTCCAGACCTTTGTTTCCTTGAATTGATCCGTAACGCCTACAGGCCCGGAAGTATTCATTTTGTACTGAAAACGCTCAGGATCGGCCTGAATTTCGCTTGTTTTCAGCGTCCGAACGCCTGATTGCGTTTCCGCCCTGGCCTTTTCTTTGGCCTTTACCTGGCTGATCAATCGCTTTGTATCTGCAAGCCCCGGCTTAGGCTCGCGAACGGGTCTAAGTGCCGCCCGGCCTTTTTCGGTTGGTGCCAGGCGGGCAACGGTCTCTTTTTGTGGCTTGGCTTGTGTGGTGCCGTTACGCTCTGCCCGCTGTTGCAGGCGTTTTTTGAGTTCTTCGCTACGGCTTTTCTGGGTGATAAGGCCCTGATCAAATCGCTTTTGTAATCGGCCTTCAAGAGCCGCCTGGCCCTTTTCTGAGAGCTTGCCGGTTCTGCCCTGGTCAACGGCTTGCTTTTTTTGCCGTGCCATTGCCCGGCATTTGCCCAGCGTCTTATATGTGTCTGGTTCAAGAGCCGCCTTTCCTCTAATTGCAAGCTGCCAGTTACTCGCAGCGCGTGAACAAGCGTCATTCCCGGTTTTCGAACGGGTAGAAGGCTTTTTCGGTGCTGTAGGCTTACCCGGCTTTTTGGCTTGTGCAATCGGTGGCATCTGTCGGCCCTTGGCTCAGATCAATGTTTCTTGTCGCAAGTGCAGCCCTTTTTGCTGCCCTTGTGTTTTGTGCTGCTTTTTGCAGCAGGCTTGGCTGTTTTCGGTGCGGCTTTCTTTGCCATTTGTCAGTTCCTTACGCATACATTGAGATTGATAACAACGTCGTATTTTTGGCTTGTGGCATAGCTTTTTACTTTCACCGTCGCGGCGGTTAAGGCGCTATTCGCCATTGCCCGGAATTCAGCGGCTTTTCTACGGTATGCCGATGAATCTTCTTTCATGCTTACCTGGGCCATACAAATGAGGTGGCACGCATAAAGAGCGCAGGCCCTTCTCAGTGCCGGCGTCAATTCGATCCCTTTGCCCGATTCAATTGACGTTTTCAGCCAGTCGGGCGGTTCATCGTGCCGCGTGCCCCAATATTGGCCGTAGGCCGATGTGTAGCGGCTAAACGTGTATCTGTCGTTGTGTGACCGCATAACGACATTATCAAGCCATAATCGGGCGGTAATCTGGTGCTCTTCAAAGCCCGTCCGGTCATATTCGCTCTTACACTGATCAATCCAGGGGGCAACCGTGCGCAGGTCCTCGATGGTCGTATAAGGGCGCTGGCTTACCGGCAAGCAACTTGCCGAATCACCAGGGGCAGGCTTCAGCGTGTAAGAGCCCCGGCAAACTTCATAGGTCAGGCCGCCTGAGGTTGCCAACAGTCGCCACTGATAAGAGCTGGCTGGTATTTCATGGGCGCCGGTGGTGGCAATGGTGATAAGGCCGTTATTGGCATTTGACCAGGCGGCCGTTATGCCCGCGTCGTCAAGTGCTTCGGTTTCATCGCCTCGCCAGACTTCCACGGCCAATACGTCACCGGCAGACCAGCCTGTTAAGGCTGATCCTGCCAGATTGACGATTTGCAGGCTAAAGGCCCGGTAGGCTCTTGCAGAGCCTTCCAGGTCAAGCCGGCTTGTGACGGGTGTATCACTCAGGGGCATGAGAATTACGCCGTCAAGATAGAACGGTGGATAACGCAGTGATCTTTGCGGTGTTCCTTCACATTACAAAGAGTTCTGACTGTAATCCGATTAAATGGCCCGCCTGTAGCGCCGAGATTTTCGTCATAGGAAAATGTCAGAAGAACCGGAATCCCCATGACATTGGCATAACGAAAATTGACTGTCCCTGAAGGCGGTTCAAGCGGGGCGGCCGCAAATACGCAAGCGTTACGGTGAAATACCGCCGTTGAGTATGTCAGGTTGGGCGCGGTTCCCGATGTAACTGACTGTGGATCTTCCAAGAACTGAAAACCGTATTGCGGCTGAATAACGCCGTTATCGCGCAGCTCGCCGGCTTTACGGTCGCTGATTGCAGCTACTTTGATAAAGTTGTCATCTTGCAACCACTGGTGATAAATCTCTGAGTGGCCGACAACAAACAGATTTGCGCGGTCTCCCAAAGGAATCTTTCGAGCCGAAAGAACCTTGCGAAGATTGACAAACTCAGCAAAAGTCACCTTTGCCGGGTTTGTGTTTGTCACACTCGAAGAAGTGTTGCCAGAGACGTTGTAAGTGCCAATGACAAACTTTGCCGCAACCTTGGCATTCAGATATTCAATCATCTGAATCATGACCTTGCTGATGGCTTGGTCAATGAGTGACGGATTGTCTGCCACTCGTGCCGACTCGTAACTGGTCACGGTGAAAGACTTTGTAGGCATATCATCAAGTGCCAGGTCGGTTGAAGTCGTCGTGACGTTCTTCGTTCCCGGCGCTGTGGTAATAGCGTTTACGACATCACCATCAACATCAACCAAGTTGATTTTTACGGTGGCGTTCGGTGGCATTGGCGTATCAGGAACGGGGTTCATATAAACCGCCGAAAGATAGGCCGCGTGCGGTGTCAGGTGTTGCGAAAGCTCAGTAAACCGAGCCGCAACGGTGTTCATGTACGTACTAAAATCGTTAGGCATTATTCGCCTCTCCTATTACTGTTTCAGACTTTTCTGATAGCTGTTCACTGCGGCCGGATTAGTCCAGTCAACCGTTTTGGCTGGGTCTCTTGCCGCTTCTGGTGCGGAACCTCCGCCGACTGCCTGAGCCCCGAACGCCCTTAGCGATGGGGCAGGGGCTGGGGGTGCAGTCTGTTGGCGAACTTCGCCTTCGCCGGCTTGGGCAGGTTGCTCGCCTGCCTGGGCGCCGGCCGCCTCAAAAAACAGATAAGGCTTCGTGGAATGCGCTTTCCCGATTGCCTCCTGTATCACCTCTGGCGTCAAATCTTCCAGGTCGTCAAGGCTGGTTCCTGCCGCGCCTAGAATTTCTTGAATTGAAACGCCTTGCTGTAAATTCATGCCTTCAGGAAGTGCCGCATAAATCGCATCTTCCACGTAAATCTGCTTTAATTCGCCGCGTAACATGGCGTTTTCTTGCGCCAGCTCGTTTTCATTCGTAAACCGCTGAAATTGCTCTGTCTGCTGCTCCATAATCGTGATGGCTTCATCACGTTCTTGGATAAGCTGCTGTTGTGTTGATTGCAATTCGTTGAACTTGTTTTGCAGCTCTGCCAACTCGCCCTTCCGGCGCTGAAGTTGCCTGAGAACCTTTTCAAATTCTGATCGGCTTACAGTGTCGCTCATGCGATTCTTTCTGGGTAAAATACCATTGTCAGCGTCGGGAACGTCCCGGCTGGTCGATGGTTCAGGTTGTTCTGTCATTTATTTTTGTAAAACGGGCGGTATCGCTTGCGGGTCAAGTTCCGCCGCAAAAACACCGTAAGCATCAAAGCCACTGCCGCGCAGATTTCTTTCAGCAATCCAGCAATAGCCTTGATTGCCCCATTCTTGGCCCCAACTGTTTCTCATGCCGATCAGCCAGCCTGATTTGCCTTGTTTCATGGCAAATCCGCCAGATACCGCGTGATTGTGCCAGCCTGCCCGGTTCATGGGCACGCCCTCTGCATCCAGTGAATTGAAACCGCTGTTTACCGGTACGCTGAAATTGAATGGAATGCGAAGCTGTGCCGCTACGCATAAATCGTTGAAGTTTTGCAGCCTGTAGCCAATTTCAACTTTGAATCGCTTCGCATTTTCACGGGCATTTTCATTGATTCGACGGGGATTGATCACTCCGTGTGGCACCAGTGCATCGTCACAAGTGCCGCTCTTTTGCAAGTGTGTTAAAGCCTCTGCAATTGAGCTGCCCCGGTCGATACCACCACACAAATCAGCATAAACCAGCCAGGCCGATAAGGGCACATAGCCAAGCCCTGCGATATAACGGGCATCTTCCAGCGATGAGGCTGCTGCATGACCATTACAGGCCCCGTAAGAGCCCTGATTTTTGATTGAAACCTTGTAATCGGGGTTTGATCGATAGTCGAACTCTTGCCATTTATGTTCGGGCACATCGGGCAAAACACCGCGAACGGGCAGGATCAGACTGACGGGCGGCTCTTGGTTGCCAAGTAAAACCGTTTGACCGTCTGGCAGTTCCCATTGTTCCAAGCCTTCGATCATTTCAGCCCCGCTGCGATCAGTTTGAGTTCTTCAATCGACGTTACTTTCTTGACCTGTACAAGTTTTCCGCTCTTGTCTTGCAGAATTACCATTGGCAATCCGGTCGAGGTAACGTCTGCTCGAAAATTCAGAAGGTCGATGTCCCTTTCCGTGTCGGCATACGTTCGGAACTGTACCCCTGCATCTTTCAGCAGGCCGCGCATTACGCTGTTTGTTCGCCATTGCGCCTGTTCCGGGTCTGATGGGTCAACGATCAGCGAGAACCAAGCCACATCCTTAACTACTGGCTTATTGTCAGGAGGCGGTACAGGTGGCGGAGTTGGCGGCGGTGTCGGGTTGCCGTCGCCAAGAACCACCACCTGACCTGTCTGCTTGCCTACAAAATATGTGAACCCGTGATGGCTGAACACCACCCGTTCCTCAGTCGATGGTTGAACCACCACCGAGGGCACGGATGATTGAGCCAGGATTAAAGCAGTAATCAAGCTGATCATTTCTGATATACCGCTTTCAAATGCGATTCGTGCCGCTTGAGGAACTTGGCAATTTCGTCATCAGAAATCGTCACCATATCGCCATTTTCGTCCGCTTCCCTCACCTTTTGTAAGATGAGGGGAATGACCAGCTTTATGATGTATGGCGCGAGTAGCTGAATAACAGGCCAGACAACCCAAAACGGCACGAATTTTACCGCTCTCATTTAGTCTCCCCTGGCTTTATTTGCAGAATTCGGAATTGTGGCAATCGGCCTACCCGATTTCGGCCGTAAATGAGTCCGCCAGGCCCAACGGGAGTAATCACCGTGTAAGTCGTCACCGATGGCAGCGGCTTAAGCGGCGCCGTTATTTCGACGCTGTAAACCTGCTGATTCGGATTCTGCACGATGGTTAAGCTCTCAACTTGACACTTGCTGCACGCAGCAGCCACAACGACATCAGCCAGCACAGATCACCTAGCCTTTCCGGGACAGAGTAAAACCATTTTCCTGAGATCACGAAAATGGTTGACGGACGTTCAAACGCCAATATCGCCCTTATCGGGCACACCAAGTTTTGCGGCTTCTATCCGAAGCGCAAAGTTTTCATTTTCGAGCCTGAGCCGTTCGTTCTGTTGCTCAAGCTCTAATTTCATCCGGTAATATTCACGACGGTTTCTCATCGTGAAATAGCCGATTGTGGCCGTAACGGCTGGAATAAACAGGTCCATAATATGATGCACAAAGCCCTCAAATCCGCTTGCGTACCGGGCTTCCGTTGCTGTGATCAGCGCAGAGGCCAGTTCAAGCGTTCCCACGAGAATCCATCCCGGACCGAGCAAGCGGTCCCCAATGGAATCTATGAGGTTCTGAGTTGAATCGTGATCTATATCCAGCATTTTAGTCCCCTTGACGAATCATTCGTTTACCGAGCATACGTCCTGTGATGAGTGCAACCGCCAGCGCAAAAACCGGCGAAAGTCTGCTGCTCCAAGGCTCTGCAAGCCAAAGCGAGTGATTTTGCAGAATGGGCAGAATGACCAATTCCAAAGCCGCCTGAGCGATGTTGCTGGTAATGACAATCGTGCGAAGCTCTCGCCAGTTGATATACCCCCAAATTGAGGGCAACTGCTTTATTTCAGGATCGGGCATTACTTTTCCCCTTTAGGCACCGTGAAACAATGACCACACACCGCACCCACACCGAACGAAAGGGCCAGCGTTTTCTGATTCACTGCCCAAATCGCTTCTGACCACGTTTGCCCGTCTGTCTGCCACTTGTAGAGGTCAACAATCAGCAGCACAAAGGCGACAATCATCAGGAACGTAAAATTGCGGGCGGCATTGGTAAATGTCATGGTAATGGCCCGTTGGCTGTACCGTTTCCGTTCGGTGGTGCCGGTGGTGGTGGCGGATAGCCCCAGCCTAATCGCGGCATGGCATCTTCAAACTGTTGCAGTGTCGGCACGGGTCGAACGCCTGAAACAACGTCATTTTCAATCTGGTACGAAGTTTTGTAACAGGCTGATCGAAACTCTCTGGCCTGCTTTGATTCAGCGGCCCATGCTGCATCTGAATCGTCTGTCCAGTCGCCAGCGGTATCGATATTGTCGTAATCTCGCGGGGCAACTGATTTATCCAGATAATCTCTGAGATACTTGGCAAATACAGGCCGGATTGATCGCAGGTAGCTAAGCTGCTCCTGTTGCGTCAGGCTTACCACCTGCCAGCTTTGATTGACTTTTCCCTGCTGGGCGTCAAATGTCAGTGTTTCGACCGCTTTCTGGGTCTGTTCGTTGATCGTCGGCTTGGTCGCTGGGTTGAACGGATACCAGTTATATTTCGCCAATTCTGAAGGTGGCAGGGCGTAGAAATTGCTGATATTCCGGTAATCCCGTGGCAGGTTCGCCGGGGCACCGATATTACCATTGACGACGAGGCAGTAGAGACTCACGACACACCCCATTTAGCAAGAGAATAGGCTGACATCGCTGTCATGTCAGAAGCGGAGTAAGCAAACGGGAAGAATAGCACTTCGCCGAACTGGCCCTTTGTGTATCTGTAGTTTTCGCCGTCCTGCCCAACAGTCAGTTTTATGTTTGTGGCTGCTCTCGGCCTGTTTGTTGACGTGTTGGTTGCTCCCTGCTGTGCGCCATTAATGTAAAACTTCGTGTCGTTGCCTGAGCGAGTGACCGTGATTCTGTAAAGAATATTATTTGCAGGAGTCCAGCTAACGCCAAAAGTGTAGTTTTGTGTGCTGTTCAGGTTGTACAAGAACCCAAGCACGCCCGCACCAGCAACTCCGGGATTATTTAACCCGAGAATCCATTTGGGTTGCTGTCCGCCGCCAGTATCTTGCCCTAAAAGGTCTTGCTGTGCCGTGTTGTCTGTGAATTTTGCCCAAAAATCAATCGTAAAATCACCTGAGAACACCAATCCCCAGTTTTCGGTGTTTGACACAGAAAAGAAATCATTTGTCCCATCGTATGACGTTGTTGAAAGCCCGTTATGCCCGTTGGCCGGTGAACGATATAAAGGCCGGTTTGCCAAAGTTGTTTGCAAGGCTGTTCGACTGTTTCCTGACAAGTCATTCCACTGGTAAACAGCCTGCCCATCTGTATTGACGTTGGTTGCCCCTGCGTCTGTAAACAGACTGCTTTGCCTTGCTCCATCAAGCCATAAAGCCGCCCCTGAAACGGGCAAACTCAGCGGATAAGGCGCAACATAAGTCTGATCCGCCCAGCTTAATACCTGTGCCTTTGTGGCGTTGTCGTGATATTGGTTGTAAACCAGAAATTCGGCCAGATCGACCTTTGCATAGCCGTTATAAACCCTGCCAATCTGCCCAATGACAGGATTTGCATTAACCGGCCCGCTTGTTGAGTTTGTAACACCGTTGACTTCAATCGTGACCGTTGTGCCGGTTCGCCTTGCGACAATCTCGCAGAATAGGCCGTTTGTGATAGCATTATTGTTGCCCTGAGCAATGTCGCCCAAGGGAGTGTACCAATACGTTCCTTGAAGATAAGTATTGAGCGAATTGAGGCTGGCGTCTGCCTCGCCAAAAAAGCCGCCGCCACTACCATCTGCCTCCCGCATGTAGCCGATCCAGTAAATCGTAAAATCCCCGGTCAATGTCATACTTGCGAAATTGATAATATCATCGACACCATCAAAAGAGACGGTCTGAAAGCCGCTGCCCTGATTTGTTTTCAGGATTGGCTGTTTCGTGCCGGTGGCCTGCGTCGCGTGATTTGTGCCGCCAGATTTGTCGTTAAACTGAGTGACATTTGTTCCAGAGGTGACAACATCGGTTGCGGAATACCACCGCTGAAGGCCGGTAAGCTGCGATGGGGTAAAAGCACCACCACCACCACCGCCTGTTGCCGTTTTGCGTTGTAAGAGCTTGGCAATCATTGATTTTGCCCTGATACAAACGCTTTCCAAGACGTTCCGCCATCGACCGAATAAAAGACAAACGTGTCACTCTTGCCGTTGGTCGAAGTGAGCGTAGGGGCTGTGCCTGAAGGCCATTTGATCGAAGCAGGCCACGTCACTGCCCGAGCCGTGCCATCGGCTGTAAATTCCAGCGTGAAAGCCGACGCCATCGAGTTTGATGGAACGTTTGAAATCGTCAGTGTGGTTATGGCTGCATTCAGGCTGACTTTGAAGAAATTACTGCCTGAAAGGTCGAGCGTGAGCGTGCCGCTACTGATTGCTGGGCTGGTGTAAGATTCCCGCCAAGATTGCAGCCGTGGTTTGTCCAGAATGTTACTGTTGTAATTCTGCTGGCCCGTAAATGTGTTTGTCGAAAGTGTTGCATACGCTGAAAGGCTGGCAATCGTCGCATAGCTTGAAAGGCTGGCAATCGTGGCATAAGTAGCCGCTGCGTTACTGGTTGTCAATCCATCGGTAATGCCGTATCCGGCAACTGTCGTCGGCTTGCCCGTGATATTGGCAAAACTGAAGTTGGCCGATGGAAGATACGTCGTAGCTGCGTTGGCTGTTGTCAAATACAGGCTTAAATTCGGCGTTCCTGTAATGTTGCTGTAGGTTAAGCAGGAAGCTGTAATATAGCCCGATGGGTTCGTCTGCAAATAATAGGTGCTGGCTGCTGTGGTGCTAAGCAGGTAAACACCCAGATTCGGCGTGCCGGTCAGGTCAGAGTAAGCTCCTGACGTTGCCACAGTCGCAAATGTCGGTTTACCCGTGATGTTTGACCAAGTCAGGCAGGAAACCGTCGCATAGTTGCCGATGGGCTGATAGGTCGATGCTGCCGTTGAACTCAACAGATATACGTTCAGATTCGGCAGGCCAGAAAGATCGCTGTAAAGGCCGCTGGTGGCGACTGTGGCAAAAATCGGCTTTCCCGTCAGGTTGGCGTAGGTAAAGTTAGCTGTGGGCAGATAGGCGTTCAGGTTAGCAGGCGTTGCATAGCGGCTGTCGGCACGACCCTGAGTGAGAAAACTACTTGCAGACCAAGTGTAACTAGCTGTGCCCGTTTCTGCTGATAACCCATCGCTTGCCAGCCGAACCGACATGTTGTTCCACCGCAGGCGAACTCCACCAAAAATGTCGTCAGGGTCTAGCTCAACAGAAGCTGCCATGCCAGTTAATTGCGACGAGACAACTGCCGTAGAGCCTAATGATAATTGGCCTGCAAAAAATGACGCTGGATCGCTTGGATTCTTTTTGTATCTCAGTCCGTAAAAAATATCGTTCCCATATGTGGTGCTGACAGGAACAGCTTTTGTATCAGCCAGATAAACACTATTAGCCAAACTGGTCACATCGTTGGCAAGCAAGGTCACATTGCCTGTGCGTCCGTTGAACGTGGTCACACCACCTGGAGTGCCTGATAACCGGCCATTTATTATCGTCAGATTGTCGCCAACAATAATCCCGCCAAGCGTACTGTTTGTGGCTGCGGGTAATGTGTAGTTCCCACCAGGCAAACCCTGTGGCCCTTGCGCACCTTGTGGCCCCTGTGGCCCCTGCGCGGCGGTGCGGACACGAATGGTATAAGGATTTCCACCAGTCACTCTTACACGATACGGAGGATTAGCCACGCTTTACTACCTCCACATTACCCGCAATCGGTGTCCATTCATAACCAGACTGATTCACCTGCAAATACCATGGGTTGGTTGTATTAGCCAGCGTTGACGTCTGGGTTTGATTCCACAACACACCAATCACACCATTGGCAGCATTCGCCGTTGTCAAATTGCCAGCGACAGTTGTATTACCCCAGTAAATCGTCGCCGTAATATTGGCACCCGTCAGATTGACCGGCAATGAACCGTCGCAGCTACCAGCCTGCTCAAATGTCACTGTCAGGACAAGGTCGTCCCCAGCTAATACCTTCAAATTCAGTTCATCGGGCAGGAGATTCAGTTCACTCATAACTCAACCTCCATCGTCGCAAGTTCCTTCTCAAGTGTCTCAATGTCAGCCACCACAGTCCAGCCAACGTCAACGATACCCGTCTTGTTCACACCCGACCGACTGGGCGACAAGGCGTCACTATTCCTCTCACCCTCCAGCTTCGATCGTTCCTGCCCATCAGACGGCACATTCACCGAACCAATGTTGTCGCCCTCTGACACCTTACCCTGAGACGCCACCACCTCGGGCAACACCTCGCTCCTGATCTTGTCTCGCTCAACACCTACCGTATCAGCATCCGGTGAGTCACTACGACCGTAGCCAACAATATCGCGAGACTCGTTAAGAGTAAGAACCCCGCCACCATAAAGACGAATCGCACGGTTCGCCGCAATCTGCTCACGGTCGTCAAGCTCCTCGACCGGCGAGTAGTCAAAACTGAACTTGATCCGACCAGTCCGAACATCTTCTTCGTCCTCAAATTCAGTCAGCAGTT